TCCCGCTTCATTCCATCACCAAGGACTTCGGTCTAAACACCGAACTTGAATGGACAGTAGAAACCACACCAGAAGTGTTCTGCGCTCTGGCACGAGAAGAGATCTCGGAGACATCACAATGGAACAGTCAAACCCAGTAGGGCGACCGTCCAAATACACACCAGAACTTCTGGCTAAGGCTCAAGGCTACATCGCCCACGCCTACGCAGAAGAGAAGCTGCCCACTATCGAAGGGCTAGCAATCTATATCCAAGTAAAACGGTCAACTATTTACGAGTGGGCAAAAGACCCAAGTAAAGAAGAATTTTCGGACATCGTTGAACATATTCTCGCCCACCAAGCTGAAACCCTTATCAACAAAGGACTAAAGGGCGAGTACAACAGCGCCATCACTAAGCTGATGATGACAAAACACAACTACAACGAGAAACAAGAGGTGGATCTGTCTAGTAGCGACGGAACCATGCGTCCGACCATCATCGAGCTAGTCGCTCCAACCGAGGAAGGCTAATGGGCAAGGGAAGCAAGCCTCGTCCGATTCAGGACAGAAAGCAGTTTGAGGATAACTGGGATCGAATCTTCAAAAAGAAGAAGCAGGATGAAGGCAAAGCTAAAGATCCCGCCTAAGCTAATCCCGGTCTTTAACGCTACTGGCGTCCGCTATCGTGGAGCTTATGGTGGCCGTGGTTCAGCCAAGACTAGAACCTTCGCTCTAATGACTGCCGTTCACGGCTATCGATGGGGGATGTCAGGAAACACAGGCCAGATCCTTTGCGGTCGTGAGTTTATGAACTCGCTAGACGATTCCTCGCTGGAGGAAGTCAAGTCTGCCATTCGCTCAGTGCCTTGGTTAGAGGACTACTACGAGCTGGGCGAGAAATACATCAAAAGCAAGGACGGGCGAATCAGCTACGTTTTTGCCGGGCTGCGCAGATCACTTGACGCCCTAAAGTCCAAAGCAAAGCTGATTCTGGCGTGGGTAGACGAAGCCGAATCCGTATCAGAAACCGCATGGAGAAAGCTCATCCCTACGGTTCGTGAGCATGACTCCGAAATCTGGGTGACGTGGAACCCTGAGTCCAAAGAATCCGCTACACACAAGCGCTTCCGTTTATCGCCTCCCGATAAATCCGTAATCGTAGAGATGAATTGGCAGGACAACCCGTGGTTCCCTGACGTACTGGAGCAGGAGCGGCTGGAAGACAAAGCCAAACGCCCTGACATCTACGATCATGTCTGGGAAGGCGACTTCCTCGTCCATGCTGAAGGTGCGTACTACGCAACAGAAATGCGAGAGGCTAAGGATGAGGGCCGGATTGGCATCGTGAATTACGACTCCTCTCTGGGCGTTATCACGAGCTGGGACTTAGGTATCGGCGACTCCACAGCCATCTTCTTCGCTCAGTTCGCAGGCCCAGAAGTCAGGATCATCGACTACTACGAATCCTCCGGCGTTGGGCTAGACCATTATGCTCGCGTCTTGCAGGAGAAAGGCTACAGATACACCGAACATATCCTGCCGCATGACGTTCGGGTAAAAGAACTTGGATCAGGTAAGAGCCGACTGGAAACGCTAGACGCTCTCGGCATCACTCCGATCACCATCGCACCACAACTCATGGTGGACGATGGCATCCAAGCAGTCAGATCAATGCTCAAAAACTGCTGGTTCGACGGAGAACGCTGCGAACGCGGAATTGACGCACTTAGGCAATATCACCGAGAATACGACGAGAATGGAAAGGTATGGCGATCACGACCTGCTCACGACTGGGCATCTCACGGCGCTGATAGCTTCCGATACCTTGCTGTAGGATACAGACCTGCACAAACAAACTGGGGTGAACCGATACGGAGGAACCTCCGAGGAATAGCGTAATGGCGGAATTGTTCTGGGACAGAATTACTGGGCTTCTAGGGTTAAACAACCAGAACAAAAAGCCGACTGGCGTCATGGATTACGCCTCAGAAGACCCAGAAGCAATTTCGTGGGGCAATCTTCAGCCAGTACAACGCTCAGTTCCTGAATACGCTCGTAATCTTGGCGAGACTTGGGCGAATATGGGCGAAGGCAGCCTGCTCGCACTAAGAGGCGCTGTCGCTGATATTCCTGCCGCAGTTGCAGGGGCATACACAGCATTCGGCCCAGAAGCAGGATTGCGTCGTCCGGGCGAAGGCAGAATGGAAGCATTTGGCCGAGGCTTCACAGAAGCAAAGCAAGCGCAGCCGATTGGTTTATTACGCGAAGGATACGAAGAACTTTCGGCGCAAACCCAGCCGTTCAGCTTTGGCGATATGTCGCAGCAAGATCGCATGATGGCTCGCGAAATGGGCGCTCCGCTCGGTCTCGCAGAAGCTGCCGCTATTCCTACAGCGGCTCGTGCCGTTCGTGGTGCAGCAAATATGGCCGCAGAAGCCGTAGAACGCTCACCAGTAGGCCAAGGGCTTCTTGCCATGCAGGAACAGCGTGGAATGCCTGCGTCCGGAATTATTCAGCAAGGCTACATGGGTGTGAAAGGCTCAGAGCCTGTGGCCAATATCCGCACTGACCTTGGTGAGCTGTCCACAAAAGGCACTGGTGCTTGGGCAACTAAGTCTCGTGGTCAGGCATACACTTACGCCAATCAAGGCCAAGTGGTTCCGATTGAGATCGAAGACGCAGGCTTTGCCAATGTGAACTTCGCTGGCGAAAACTGGAAGAAAGCCCCAGAAGGCGCAAAACTAGAGATCCCCGGCCAAGAAGCGATTGACGTATCAGGCATGGATACCAACGCAATTGCCAGAATTGCTAGAGAACAAGGCGTTCCGGGCTTGAGATTCCAGAACATTTGGGATGAAGGCCCATACGGCGCAATGAACATGAAGGTTCCGGGCGTCGAAGAAGACATCAACCAGATGCGTCGTGGCGGTGTCGAGCAATACGCTGTATTTGACGATAGTCGTATTTGGCCGCAAGAAAGAGTTCAACAGACCGGACTGCTTGGAAGTATTAACGAGATGGGCATGTTCAGCCCATTGGAAAGGGCCGTTGGAAACTTAACTCAACAGAAAGGATCAGGTCAGCAGATGCTTGCAATGATCCAAAAGCAAGCTGGCGTAAAGCCAGAAGAAGTGCAATGGACTGGTCTTGACGAATTCCTAAAGAGCAAGCCAACCGTTACCAAAGGCGAGATTGAAGATTACCTGCTTAGTAATCGAGTTGAGTTGAGAGAAACAACCCTCGGCATTGGCCCGTGGGATGCCTCAAAGCAGTCTCGGCTTGATGAATTGATGAACGAATATGCAAATCTCCAAGAACATCCGATTGATGCGCCGAACTTTGGCGAAGAAAAGTACGATGAATTATTGTTTTTGGTAAACGCCAAAGACCCAATCTCCACGCAGGATTTATATCGTCGTGCTGATTTGGATATGGTTGAAGGCCAACGCGCACAACGTCGTGGTAACAACGCAGAGGCCCAGCGTTGGTTCAGATCGTCTGAGTTCAATAACGCTCGCGCAGAGTTCCAAGAACTGCGTGGTGGTGGTGAAGGAAAGCCAAAATTCGGCCAATACACCCTTCCCGGCGGAGAAAACTACCGAGAGGTGCTGCTGACGTTGCCTAATGAAAAATGGGGAACAATTTCCCTGCCAACGGAAAGGGTTAAAAAAATTGCCGGAGAAAACCTACAAAGCGGCCAAAGGTTTAATTACAAAGGAAATGAATATAAATTCGTTCGGTATGAAGGGGACAAGGCCGTTGTTATGGCTCCAAGGATTGGAGAGCAGCCAGAAAAGTACAGATCATCCCACTACGACCAGCCCAACATCCTTGCTCACGTCCGCCTAAACGACAGAATAGACGCTGACGGCAAGAAGGTATTGTTTGTCGAAGAAGTTCAATCCGACTGGCATCAGGCTGGGCGGAAAAGCGGATACGTTGGCGGAGAAAAACATCACGTCGCTTACTACGACACGCCAAAAGGCCCGGTGGAAATCGGATACGGGAAAACAGCCGAAGAGGCAATGGCAAACGCAGATCCGGGCTGGAAGGGTCTTGTAGAAATAAAAACCCGCGCAGAAAAAATAAAGGAAGGCGAGGGTGTTCCAGACGCACCATTCAAAACCTCATGGCACGAACTAGCCCTTCGCAGAATCATGCAGGAAGCCTCAGAGAAAGGCTACGACCGCATTGCGTTCACTAAGGGGGCGCAGCAGGCACAGCGGTATGACTTGAGCCAGCAAGTTGATTCTATTAGCTGGGCAGATGCAGGATCGTCAAAATCTTTGATGCTAAAAGGAGTAAAAGGGGCATCAGGGAAAGACATTGAAATTTATCTGGATAAAGACACCAATAAGGTCAAATTTACTGATTTTGGCGCTCCATCAGAGTGGGAAGGAAAAGACCTAGCTGATATTGTCGGCAAGGAAGTTGCAGAAAAAGTTGCCAACAGCGCAGACGGGTCATTATCCGGAGATGGATTGGCAGTTGGCGGCGAAGGCATGAAAGGCTTCTACGACAAAATCTTGCCTAAATCCCTCAACAAGCTGGGCAAGAAGTTTGACGCTAAAGTTGGCACTACGCGGATAGGGGTTGACCCAGCCGGTTTGGGGGAAGCCAGATACCACGTTGAACACCCCACTAACCCAGCAAAAAGTTCTACATTTTTTGATGAACAAGCGGCAAGAAAGTTTGCCGAAGAAGTTGGCGGAACGGTACAAGTCGAAGATAAAACACGCGAAGTTTGGAGCATGGACATCACGCCGAAGATGCGTGAAACAGTGCAGCAGACAGGCCTGCCGTTATTCGCCAACGGCGGCGAAGTAACTCAGTTTATCCGCAAGCGCGCCGAAGGCAGCCCACCGGAAGGTGAAGAAGTAGATCCTGAATCAGTCGGCGAAGCACGTGACATGCCGACGATGCCTCCTGCAGTCAAGATGTATCTAGGCGATCTCTTGTTTGGCTGGGGCGAGAACCGTGGGATGTTAGAAGAGGACCTTTCGCAGGAGCAGCGCGACTGGTTCATTAACCGTGCACTGGAAGCCAAGGCACTTGAGGAACAGAGAACGGGACAGCCTGTAACGGAACTGAAGTTTTCTAAGTGGGATCAACCGGAATCCAGCGATCAGATCGGCGGCTTCTTTAGCCAAGATCCTGATTACCAGAACAAGTTTTCCCCTGCCTACCAACTCCGTAATTATCTGGGCGACACCAACGTAAGCTTCTTGCCCGACGGGAGCATTGTCACGCGCAATGAGACGTATGACTTCAGTCCTGAATACGACAAGAAGAGCCTGACCGAATGGATCAAGGACCAAGGCTTTATGGGCGCACTAGGCAAACTAGGGGCAGAATATGGCACCCGCGAAGATACTGGTAAAGCCGTCAAACGTGATATAAAGTGGCGCTAAATCCTGCCTGACGAGAAAACCATGCCAGTAGATAAAGCAGTCAACCAAGCCCCGGCCCTTGAGCTGATCGTCAATGACATCGAGGATCCGGAAGTCGAGATCGTCCTTGAGGATGATGGCAGTGCTACGGTTGAGATCGGTGAGGACGAATCTGGCAATGTAGATTTCTACGCCAACCTAGCGGCGGT